CCACTGCGGCGCAACGGCTGCGCCGGCCTCTGGCTTGAGCTCAAGGCCCCAGGCAAGAAGCCGACGCCAGAGCAGCGCCAATGGCTAGAGCGCATGGACCGCGCGGGCTACATGGCGACCTGGCGAGACGACTGGTTTGAGGCCGCTGGCGTGATTGCGCGGTACGTCGGCATCGCAGACCCGACCGCTAGAATCGCGCCGGCGCAACACCGAGAGGCGGCTTGATGCAGCGCATCCTTCGTGAACTGACGGCGACGATCGGCTTTGCCGACACGATGCAGCTTGTGCGCCGCTGGGGCGGCCGAACCCTGGCCGTGCCGATGAAGGTCGACATGATGCACCCGCTGGCGCTGTCCATCGGCCTCGAGGCGGCCCAGCGCCTCGTGAGCGCCTACGCCGGCCAGCACCTGCAGCTTCCGGCCGAGCGGAACGCCCTGCTCGACCAGCGCAACGCCGCAATCTGGCGCGCGATCCACGAGGAAGGCCGCAGCCAGGTCTCGGTCGCCATCGAGTTCGGCCTGACACGGCAAGGAATCCAGGCGGTGCTTGCGAAAATGCGCGACCTGCAAACGGTTGCAGGTGGTGTGCAAGCGGCTGACAAGCAAGAATCCGTCACCCCGTGACACGAATTGCACCCGCCATGAACGCGCTCGGCTTCCTCAACTCGATCATCCCGGCGCTGGGCGGCCGGCGCTTCCTGATGACAATCGGCTGCGGCGCCGCGACGACTGCGCTGCAGGCCGCCGGCAAGCTCGACCCGGCTGGCACAACCTACGCGATGGTCGTGATCGGCACGGTGGGCGCATACATCACCGGGAACACCTATCAGAAAGTCAAGTCCCCCGGCCAGACCGACGCGACGGCGGCCGGATGAAGATCACCGAGCACTTCAGCCTCGCGGAGTTTGAGCGCAGCCAGGCAGCCAGCCGGGCCGGAATCTCAAACCGCGTGCCGACCGAGCTGCTGCCGAACGCCCGGCGCACGCTCGAGATGATGCAGCGCATCCGCGACTACCTTTCCACCTTGGCCGGGCGCGACGTGCCGATCCACCTCACGAGCGGCTACCGCTGTCTGGTCGTGAACCGAATGATCGGCTCGCGCGACACCAGCGACCACGTGCAGGCCCTGTCGTGCGATTGGGAGGCGCCCAGCTTCGGCGAGCCGGACGTCATTGCTGCGGTGCTGGCGCCCCAGGTCGGCGCCCTCGGCATCGGGCAGCTCATCCTTGAGTACCCGCCTGACGGCTGGGTGCACACGTCGGCCAAGCTGCCGGCGAAGGCCGTCGACCGCGTCATCACGATCACCCGCGACGGCGTGTTCGCCGGGATCAAGCAATGATCGCCGCCCCGCTGGCCCTTGGCCTGAAGCTATTCCGCGCCGTGCCGTTGTGGGCCTGGGCCGTAATCGCCGCGCTGCTTTGGGGCGGGTGGCAGCACCGACGCGCAGACCTGGCGGTTGCCGAACTGGCGCGCGAGCGCGCAGAGGCCGCGATTCTGCGCGAGCAGGCCGTGAGCGCCGCGCTCGCCGAAACCCAGCGGCGCATTGCCGCACAACAGGAGATCGCCGATGCCGCCGAACGTAAAGCCCGCCGCGCGCGCGACGACGCCGCTGCTGCTGGCGCTGCTGCTGACCGGCTGCGCCAGTACGCTGCCGAGCTCGCGGCCAGTGCCGCCGCCTGCAATTCCGCCCCTGCCGCCTTCGGCGAGGCAGCCAGCGCCCCCGCCGTGGTGCTTGCCGACATGCTCGGCCGGCTGGAAGCGCGAGGTAGAGACCTTGCTGCCGAAGCCGACCGTCGAGGCATTGCCGGCAGCGAGTGCGCCGGCCGGTACGACGCGCTGACGCAATGAGGCGCCGCCGTGAACGGTGAACCCGGCAATGGAACGCGCGAACAAGATCAGAAAACAGCAATCCCGAGGCGTCGAATGACCGACCAGAAGTTGCAGGCCGTAGCCGACTCCGCGTGGCTAAAAGTCGCGCAGTACGCGATCACCGGCGTCGCGTTGCCAATGGTGTTGTGGTTCGGGGCGCGCGCGCTCGACGACCTCGAGAAGATCAAGGGCGCCATGAACACGCACGCTCTGCACCAGGCGACGACCGAACTGCGGCTGCAGGCGCTTGAGAAGTCGGCCATCGACAGAGATGCTGCCGTCAAGGCGCTGGCCGAGCGCGTCGGCGAGCAGGGCTACGAGATCCGGCGTCTGCGCGAGGGCGGCAAGCACTGACCCGGCCGCCGGCCAGAAGGGAAACATAAGGCGTGGGAAAAAAGCAACAAACCGAGGCCGCGCTGCGGTCGCGGATCGTCGGTGAAGGCGAGGAAGCGCCGGACCAGCTACTCGCCAACCCGCTGAACTGGCGGCGGCACCCGAAGGCGCAGCACGACGCGCTCGAGGGCATGCTGCGCACCGTCGGCTGGGTGCAGCGGGTGATCGTGAACCTGCGCACGCAGCACATCGTCGACGGCCACCTTCGGGTCGAGGTGGCCCTGCGACGCGGCGAGCCGACCGTGCCGGTGCTCTACGTCGATCTGAGCGAGGAAGAGGAAAAGGTCGTCCTGGCTGCGATCGACCCGATCGGCGGCCTGGCCGAGACGGATCAGGACATGCTCGATGCGCTGCTTGAAGGCGTCACGAGCGGCGATGCAGAGCTAGATGCTTTCCTCGACACCCTGCGCACGCCTGGGCCTGAACTGATCGAGCCCGGCCTGACGGACGAGGACGACGCGCCCGAACTGCAGCCCGACCCGATCACGAAGCCCGGCGACGTCTGGATCATGGGCAAGCACCGCCTGCTCTGCGGAGACAGCACCAGCATCGACGACGTGCGGAAGCTCACACAGGATCAGCTCGTCGACATGTGGTTGACCGATCCTCCTTACAACGTGGCCTACGAGGGCGGAACGAAGGACAAGCTCACCATCAAGAACGACGCGATGGGCGACGAGCAGTTCCGACAGTTCCTTCGAGATGCTTACACCGCGGCCGACGCTGTGATGAAGCCTGGTGCCGTCTTCTACGTGTGGTACGCCGACGTCGAGACCTACAACTTCTTCGGAGCGGCACAGGACTCAGGCTGGAAGGTGAGTCAAGTTCTGATCTGGAAGAAGTCGTCCCTGATACTTGGCCGGAAGGACTACCACTTCAAGCACGAGCCCTGCATCTACGGCTGGAAGGAGGGCGCCGGCCACCTGTGGGCCAGCGACCGCAAGCAGACGACCGTGCTGGAGTTCGACAAGCCGGCTCGCAACGGCGAGCACCCGACGATGAAGCCTGTCGCACTCTTCGAGTACCAGATGCTGAACAACACCAAGGGCGGCGACGTGGTGCTCGACAGCTTCGGCGGCAGCGGCACGACGCTGATCGCCGCGCAGAAGAACGGCCGCGTCGCCCGCCTGATGGAGCTGGACCCGCGCTACTGCGACGTGATCGTCCGCCGCTGGCAGGCCTTCACCGGCAAAGAGGCAACACTGGAATCCGACGGCCGCGCCTTCGCCCAAGTCGAGGCCGCCGTATCAGATAAAGTCGCCGCCTGATGGCTGCAACAAACGCGAACAACGCCGCGAAGGCCCGCAAGCTCGACCGCCAGGTAAAGGCGCTTGAGCTGCGCCGCATGGGCAAGGGCTACGTCGAGATCGCTGCGACCTTGGGCATCGGCAAGAGCCAGGCGCACCGGCTGGTGCAGGCTGGGCTTGCGGACGCGAGGGCGCAGATCGACGCCGAGGCGAGCGAACTGAAGGCCGAAGAACTGAGTCGGCTCGATGCCATGCTCGCCGGCCTCTGGCCCGACGCCCGCAAGGGGCAGCAGGGCGCCGTCGACCGTGTGCTCAAGATCATGGAGCGGCGTTCGAAACTGCTGGGCCTGGACGCGCCGGTGAAGCTGGCGCACGGCGGCGACCCCGACGCGCCGCCGATCCAGTCCGAGCAGAAAGTCCACGCGCTGACCGATGGCGACCTCGAGCGTATCGCCGCGGGCGGCGGCGGCTGAACTGCTGCGCCGCCGGCGCGGACGGGCATCGCTGCCAGGCT